TATGCATCCTGAGCTTGACATTCGGATGGTGTTTCAAGCCCCTTACAACAAGATCGACAAACGCTCTAAAACAACGTATGCTGCTTGGTGCGAAAAGAATGGCATCCAGTGGTGTGCATTTCATTCCATCCCCATAGAATGGTTCAAATGAAAACCCCTTACGGAACTGTTGAGTTTTACGCTGAACAGTTCAGTGACATCCTTGCTGATGTCGATGCTTTGGAATCCTCTTACGGTGCAAACATTGTTAAGGGATTCTATCAAGCTGTTGACGGTTGGCTTGATTACCACAAAAATCAAACAGAAGCTTACGCAGAGCTTCGTCGTTCCATTCAAGAGGCTGCCCTCAATGGCTGATCTACGGACCATCAAAGACTGTGCCTACTATCTGATCATGGCACTCGACAAAACCTCCTCCGCACAAGACGTACTCGAAGGCTTTGAACAAGCCCTGGATGACTATGAATGTTTCATCGTTCAACCACGAGGAATCAACGAGCGAGAGCGAGTTTTTACGTCATGAGCCCTGTCCGTCTTGCGGAAGTTCAGACGCTAATAGTCTGTATTCTGATGGGCACAGCTATTGCTTTGCTTGTCAGTCCTGGACCCCAGGAGACGGACAAACCTATTCACCATCACGCTCGACCTCAAGGGCAATGCTAAAAGGTTCCGCTTCAAGGCTTACCAAACGAGGCATCAGCGAAAAGGTCTGTCAACAGTACAAGATCTACAAAGACGGAGACGTTCTGCGTTTCCACTACTTTGATGAAGCTGGTATCTTGCTTGGTGCCAAGATCAAAACCAAGAACAAGATCTTTACTTATGAAGGAACAGCACCCACCTGCCTCTTTGGACAACACTTGTTTCCCGCCACTGGAAAACGAGTCGTCATTACTGAAGGGGAACTCGATGCAGCTTCATGTCAAGAAGCTATGTCGGGGTGGCCGATGGTTTCTCTACCTAGCGGTGCCGCTTCGGCAAGGAAGTCGATTCAAAGGGCTATCCCCTGGCTCCAGGGTTATGAGGAGATTGTCCTGTTCTTCGACAATGACGAGGCTGGCCGTAAGGCGGCGGAGGATGCAGCAAGCGTCCTACCACCAGGCAAGACGAAGATTGCACGACTGGAGACACATAAGGATGCTTCAGACGCGCTACAGGCAAACGATTCACAACTAATTCGTGAGGCGATTTGGAATGCCATTCCTTACCGTCCTGACGGCATTGTAGATTGCAAAACTCTGCATGATCTAGTCACTACTCCCTCACCTCCGTCTGATCATGACTACCCCTTTCAAGGACTACAAGATAAACTGCACGGGATCCGGTATGGAGAACTTGTCACGATTACTGCAGGTTCTGGTATCGGAAAGTCTTCCGTTTGTAGGTACCTTGCAACTCACCTTTTACAAAAAGGAGAGCGGGTCGGTTATGTGGCACTTGAAGAGTCAAACAGGCGTACAGCTCTCGGACTGATGTCCTCAGCAGTTGGTAAATCACTTCACCTTGGCGAACATGAACGATCTACTCTCGACGAAGCGTATCAAGCTACTCTTGCTAATTGGAATCTCTTTCTTTTTGATGGCTTCGGTAGTTTCGATCCCGATGTACTCTACAACCGAATTGAATACCTTGCTTGCGGGTTAGATACCAAGGTTATCTTCCTCGATCACTTGTCTATCCTTCTCTCCGGTCTGGAGGGTGAGGAGCGACGGATGATTGACCAAACCATGACCCGCCTGCGTTCCCTTGTGGAGCGTACTGGTATCGCATTGTTCCTTGTATCCCACCTACGCCGCCCAAGCGGAGACACCAATCATGAAGAAGGCGCAAGAGTGCATCTCGGACAACTTCGAGGTTCGGCAGCTATTGCTCAACTGTCAGATGGAGTTATTGCGCTTGAACGGGACCAGCAAGCGGATCGAGGAGCGTCTGGAACGACTGTGCGAGTCCTTAAAAACAGATACTCTGGAGAAGTAGGCATTGCCTGTAAACTTACCTATGATCTAGAAACTTGTAAATTCCATGAAAATGCGTGTGACGAACCTGGGTTCGACCCAACAACCGATTTCTAAACCAAACCCTCCCACTCCTGAAGCAGTTGCAAAGGCACAGTTCGTCGATAAGACTTACCAATGGAAGGGATCTGCGGCGAATAAAGCTGCTAACGTACAACCTAATATTTAACGGACTGATCTTTGTTACCAACCTGTTCATCGTGGCAGGTGTTATCCGTCATTGGAACGACCAATGAGTGCTTACTTATTTGACCTCGAAACAGACGGACTTTACAATGATTGCACCCAGATTCACTGTGTTGGCGTTTATGATCTCGATGCCCGCAAAGCTTTGGTCTACAACGACCAAGGTGATCAAGCTCCGATATCTCAAGCTATTACCATGCTTGAAGGTGCGGACTACATCATCGGGCACAATGTCATAAACTACGACATTCCAGTGATCAAGAAACTTTACCCTTGGTTTAAACCTGAGGGTCAGGTTGTTGACACATTGTTACTGTCTCGTCTCTACCATGCAGACATTCTTGACATCGATCAACGCCGTAAGTGGAACATGATGCCACTGAAACTTTATGGGCGTCACAGCCTTGAGAGTTACGGTTATCGACTTGGCTGCTTCAAACAGGACTTCGGTAAAACGACGGACTGGAAGGAATGGAGCCAGGAGATGCAAGACTACTGCGAACAAGACGTACAAGTCACACTCCACCTATGGAATCATTTCCACAAATACCTGAATGGGTAATCCTTGAACATGACATCGCAACCATCCTCACCCGACAAGAATTACATGGATGGCGCTTTGATGAGAGCGCTGCATGGCAACTTGAATGTACTCTCAGAGGAGAGCTGGAAAGCCTTACTCAAGTACTTCGGGACCGGCACCCTCTCATCGCAGGGAGCGAGTTTACTCCGAAGCGACCTAATCGAACACAAGGATATGTGCAGGGTGCCACATTCACTCGCTTAAAAGAATTCAATCCAACTTCACGAGACCACATCGCATGGGTTCTACAAACGCACTACGGATGGTCACCTTCTACCATGACCCAAACAGGGAAACCAATGGTGGACGAAGTGATTCTGAAGGATATTCAGAACGATTTCGCCCAGATGTGTTCCCGCTGCTTGGATTTGACGAAGAAGCTCGGCTTGCTGAGCGAGGGAGTGAACGCCTGGTTGAAATTGTCTCGGAGTTCGAGGATTCACCATCACTGTTCTGTAGCAACGGTGACGCATCGTGCAGCCCACCGAAAACCAAACCTAGCCCAAGTTCCTAGTGATCATGAATTCAGACAACTCTTCACGGCGTCCCCAGGTCTTGTCATGGTCGGCGCTGACCTTAGCGGTATTGAGCTTAGGATGCTCGCTCACTACCTTGCTCGTTACGATGAAGGTCGTTACGCGGATATCCTCCTTAACGGAGACATTCACCAAGTCAATGCCGACAAAATTGGCATCTCCCGACGTGCAGTCAAGACTGTAACGTATGCATTTTTGTACGGCGCTGGCGACAACAAAATCGGGTTAAGTTATGATCCTCAACTCTCTTCAAAGCAGGCGACTGCTAAGGGCAAAGAGATACGCGCTGCATACATGGAAGCAGTACCAGGACTTGAGAAACTGGTTACTGCGGTTAAACAGAAGGCGCAATCCTCTGGTAAAATCCGTGGTATTGACGGTCGCAACATTAGCTGTTCTAGCCCTCACAAAGCTTTGAATATGCTTTTGCAATCATCAGCTGGCGTTATTGCAAAGCGCTGGATGAACATTGTTAATCAAGAGCTACCACCCCACACCCACCAACTAGCTTTTATCCATGACGAACTCCAGTTTGAAACCCAACCCGAATCAGCTGACAATCTTTGTGCATCCTTGGTACGAGGAGCTACAAAAAGCGGAGAATACTATCAAATGCGGATTAGAATCGACGCTGAAGCCAAGCGAGGGATCAATTGGGCTGAGGTCCATTGAATGGGCTGCTGGTATTTACGAAGGTGAAGGTGCTTTAACAACACAAGGTAAACCAGGAACTTGGCGCCTTGTTGTTAACATGACTGACTACGATATTCTCAAATATTTTCATGAGATTATTGGAGTTGGTAAACTGCATGGACCTTGGAAACCTCCTAGTGTTCCTGCTCACCACAAACCGCACTGGTCAATCCGAGTCAACAACAAACACGACATTTTCAAGGTAATCTGCGAGTTCTACCCTTACATGGGTGAGCGTCGCCGTGCTAAATTCGATGAGTTCCTAACCACCTATGGCAACTAAATCCAAAACCACCCTTGGCCGTACTGATTTTCAAAGTAATGCCAAATTTAAGCACACTCACCAAGGCAACGGTACTCGATCTCTTCCTAAAAAAGGTAAGAAAAAGTATCGGGGTCAAGGACGATGAGTGCTCTAATTGACTGCGACTTCATTGTCTACAAAGATTGTGCAGCAGCAGAGACAGAGATTGACTTCGGGGATGATATCATTCTCGTAGCATCTAAATTCTCAGAAGCATTGCGTCTTGTTGAGGAAGACCTTTACAAGATTGCACAAGACCTTGGATGCTTTGATGACTCTATTCTTTTCTTTAGCGATTCCGTTAACTTTCGCAAGGCTATTGATCCTGACTACAAGGGACACCGAAATAGAAAAAAGCCTTGCGGTTATAAGAGGGTTATCAACGCGCTCAAGGAGACGTTCCCGGTTGTCGTCTTACCGCAACTTGAGGCGGACGACGCAATGGGAATCTATGCCACCAGAGAACCTGGACAACATGTAATTGTCTCTCCTGACAAAGACATGCGACAGATTCCTGGAGACTTGTACAACTTAAAGGATCCAGTTGAAACAATTGATGAAGAGGAGGCACGACGTTGGCACCTAATCCAAACTCTTGCAGGCGACCAGACGGACGGCTATGCAGGGGTTCCAGGTATCGGTGTCAAACGTGCAGTCACTCTCTTCGAGAAAGAAGGATACACTTGGGAGACTGTAGTCAATGCATTCGCTGCTAAGGACCTGGACGAGGACGTGGCACTACGAAATGCTAGGCTTGCTAAAATTCTACATTTCGAGAACTATGACTTCGACACCAAGACCGTCAAACCATGGCTTCCCCCCGCCGCCAGTGGTTGACCTGACGATGGAGCAGGAATTCAAAATGAAACAGATTGAGCTTGCTCTCAAGGACGCACACAAGGATGATATCATTACTGTGTTCCTTGCCCTTCAACGCCAGTGCTTCGTGCTTGGCAACAACGTTTCCCAACTTGTCAAACTATGGCCCGCACCAACGACTACGGACCCGACTATTATCAACGAGGTTCTATCCCAGTTTGGGAATTTATCCGAGACCAAGGACTGAACTTCCATCTCGGCAATGCTATTAAGTACATTTGTCGAGCAGGTCACAAAGGTATCGATGGCAGAAGCCTGCAAGATGCCTACATCAAAGATCTTACCAAAGCCATCCACTACCTTCAGAATGAACTCGAAAATCAAATCATTGATGAGCCAAGCACAGGAGTTTCGCCTTGGCTACCAAGTGAAGAACGATACTGGGCCAGCTTCACGGGCGATGCAGAAGCGTTTGATCGTTGAAGAGTTCAAAGAGTTCCTAGAAGCTGAACAACAGCTCTTGTACGGCTACACACGCAACGCTGAAGACTGTTTGAAAGAGCTGGCAGACCTCGTTTACGTCTGCTACCAATACGCTGCTAATCTGGACTGGGACCTGGATGAAGCAATGGATCGTGTACACCAGAGCAACATGAGTAAGCTTGGTGAAGACGGTAAACCCATCCGCCGAGAGGATGGTAAAGTACTCAAAGGTCCCAACTACCAACCTCCTACTCTTACTGATCTCGTTTAAAGAAATGTCCACCTCGCTCATTGCCCGCACTGGTCGTGTCCAATCTTGGATTGACGATCCCACCTCACGCCTCCCCGTCAGCTGTACTGTATTTGTCGTCGAAGACTCGATGACCGGAGCCAATGGAATCGAAGCATCATGGAAATTTGCATCGA